ATGATGGAATTTAAAAAGTTTCATGCCGATACCGAAAAGCGTGCCTACGAACGAGCTATGGCAGACCTTCGTGAGCAGAAGAAGGAGGCTATCTCTACTGGCGATGGTGACAAGGTATTACAGATTGATGACGCCATTGACGAACTTAAGGCGTCCAAGCCTGCGCCTGTAGCACGACCAACCAATCAACCTGACCCTGTATTCGTACAGTGGAATGAGGATAACAAATGGTTTGGTACCGACACAGAATTGACTGAAGAAGCCAATTTAATTGGCGAACTAATCAAGCGTAAACAGCCAACCCTAATCGGTGAAGCATTCCTTGATGAAGTTACCAAGCGTGTTAAGAAGGCATATCCTGAAAAGTTTACCAATTCTAACCGTGGTCGCCCATCTCCTGTAGAAGGCACAACGGCTCCTAGAGCATCACAAAAGGGTGGAAAAGGGTATAACGACCTGCCTCCCGAAGCAAAAGCAGCGTGCCAAAAGTTTGAAAAACAGGGTCTCATTACACGTGAGGCTTATTTAAAAGAATATTTCGGTGAATAACTGTTGTATTTATAGTAAAATCCCTTAAAATAAGTTAGGAGTAATATAATGCCAAGAGTAAGCAAAGAAGCACAAAGTAGTCCTGAAACATTAGTTCGTTCGGTATCTGAACGAGGAACCGAGACAGTTCGTTCACAGGCTCAACGCCCAAGACGTAATTCGATTGGTGTTCCAAGACTAACTTTGGCAGTAAAGTTCGAGATTCCAGGTCATCACCTTTGTTGGATGAATGACGATGGAAACGTCGAATCGGCACTAGATAGCGGATATGAGTTTGTCACAAAAGGTGAGACAGAGTTAGAGGATGGTGTAACACCGTCAAACGTCGATATGAGTGACAGAATCAAACAAAAGGTAGGAACTACACAGCAAGGCGACATCTTATACGCATACTTGATGAAGATTAAGAATGAGTGGCATGAGGAAGATATGGCTACCATCGAAGCTCAAAATAAACAAGTTGAAGATGCGATTGCTAGTGGAAATATTAATGGAGCCGTTGGTCAAGATGGGCGTTATAACGCTGGCATCTCGATTAAGCGGAACTAAACTTAATTTAATTGGAGCTTTATCATAATGGCGAATTTAAACGCACCATTCGGCTTTTCAGCCGTGATTTATGGTACAAGTGGCGTTAACAACCAACAACAACGTGTTTACTATGTTCCATCGACTGATACCTCTGCGTATTATATCGGTGACACAGTTTACACAGTTGACGGTGGCGACGCTAACGGTACTCCCGCAGTTGCAAAATGTGCGTCTGGTCAAACACCTCGTGGTGTTGTAACTGGCGTATTGATTGCTAACCCAAATAACCCTTCTATTCAGGGTACCAACATTGACTTGACGACTACTAGCGTTCCTGCTTCTAAGTCACAAGCCTACTACCTGCTCGTTAACGATGACCCAGACCAAGTCTATTGCATCCAAGGCGACGGTACTACTTTTGCAACAACTGATGTAAACAAGAATGCATCCTACACTGTAGCTGCTCCTTCTATTTCAAATCAGATGTCCGCAACTGTGTTGACCGGTACCACCACATCTTCTACTGCAGTATTGAAGATTGTTGGAATTGAACCAATCCCAGGTAACATCTTGGGGCCTTATGTACGTTTCTTTGTATTGTTCAACAATGCAGAGATGTTACGTCCATCTGCTGGCATTTAATTAGGAGAATAAATAATGGCTGGTATTATTACAACTGGTTCGTTTCCAAAAGCACTGTGGCCTGGTATTAAGGCTTGGTGGGGTCGTTCATACAATGAACATCCTATCGAATACACAGACTTGTTCGATACAACCACATCTGACAAAAACTACGAAGAGTACGTCCAAGCTACTGGCTTCGGTCTTGCTCCACAAAAACCACAAGGTCAAGGCGTTGTTTACGACTCTGAGACTCAAGGTTTTGTAACTCGTTTAACCAACGTTGCATACGGCTTGGGCTACATCGTTACTCAAGAAGAACTTGCTGACAACCTCTATGAAGTTGTTTCCAAGCGTCGTGCTGCTGCTAACGCTTTCTCTATGCGTCAAACCAAAGAGAACGTTGCTGCTAACGTATACAACAACGCTTTCTCCAACAGCTATGCTGGTGGCGACGGTGTATCACTCTTGAATGCTTCACACCCAAATACTTCCGGTGGCACATTCAGCAACTTGTTAACTACTGCAGCTAACTTGTCTGAAGCAGCTATCGAGAACTTGATTATTCAACAGATGCTCGCATTGAATGACCGTGGACTCCGCATCAACTTGATGCCACGCTCCATCATCGTTCACCCAAGCAACTGGTTTGAAGCTAATCGTATTTTGAAATCTGTATATTCATACAACACCGGTGCTAATCCTCCTGGTACTGCAAGTAACGCTGTAAACGTATTACACGCTACTAACGCATTGCCTGAAGGTATCAAGATGAACCATTACCTGACAAGCACCAAGGCATTCTTTATTCGTGCCAACGTGCCAATGAACACAGGTATGATTCACCAAGAGCGTCAAGCTATTACTTTCGACCAAGACAATGATTTCGATACGATGAACGCTAAGGCTAAATCGTACGAGCGTTATGCCTTCGGTTGGGGTGACCCACGTGCCTTGTGGGGTACTCCAGGAGTTTAATACTCTTCACGTGAGTAGACTCCCCCTAGTTTCCCAAAAGGTTTCTAGGGGGTTTTTTCTCTAACTTAAAGGAAAAAATTATGCCTAACAAAAAACTTCGTGAAGGCCAATCAATTGGAATGGGTGTCAAAGCTCCAGTTCAAAAGCCTACTAAAGATAAGGTAAAGAATCCAAAGCAACCAACCAAGGCTAAACAACCTAAGGGCGGTTACTAATTATGGCTAAGTCAATTACACCGTTACAGATTCTTAATGACGGGTATCGTAACGCAACCCTTAAAATTGATGGCTACGTATCGGGTGAAGATTACACAAGCTATACGGTTCTTGACCCAAGCACATTGAGTCAAATTGATGCTCAAGGAACAATTCCAAGTAAAGTACGTATTAAACGTATTAACTTTGATATTGAAGACGGCATTCAAGTTGATTTAATTTGGGATGGTGCAACTCCAACTAGTTTGTGGCGTTTAACAGGTCGTGGCGAAATCAAAGCAGGCCCATTTGGTGGTATTACCGATAATGCAGTAACACCTACTGGTAAAATTCTGTTGACTACTATTGGCGGTGGAACTACTACCATTAGCACATCGTTTACCATTATTTTAGAAATTATCAAAGATTAATATGCAAGTAGCAAACGTTAACGCTAAAGAGATAGAATTAACCGCTACCATAATCCGTGCAGACGGAACTAAGGTAGAGTTAGGCGTTATCGACTACTGGCACAAAAACCCAATCAACCGTTTTATATGGAGAATTAAAAAATGGCTACGCTCCTCGTAAACACCGGTAAAGCGATTGTTACCAACTACCTAAACGGTGGTGCAGCTACTCAGCCTAAGTATGTGGCTTGGGGTACAGGTGCAGGTACAACGTCAGCTAGTGATACAACTTTATTTACTGAAGTAACACCACGTGTTAGTGGTACTACTTCACAAGTAACAACTTCTACAACTAACGACACTTTCCAAGTTGTTGGTACTCAGACCGCAGGTACTTCTGAGACTATCACCAATGCTGGTTTGTTTGATGCTTCTACATCGGGTAACTTGTTTGTTAAAGGCGACTTTACAGGCGTTCCCCTCAATAGTGGCGATTCAATTCAGTTTACTTTCAAAGTTCAATTTAGTTAAGGAATAACATGGCGCTCGTAGTTTATGACCGAATACAGCAAACTGGCACTGCTAATACAACTGTTAGCTTTACTCTGTCGGCAACTACAACGGGCTATCAATCGTTTGCGGTAGTAGGTAATGGAAACACTACCTATTACTCAGCAAATGACGGAACAAACTGGGAGGTCGGTATTGGAACTTATTCCACTACTGGCCCAACCCTTACACGAACAACCATACTGTCTTCAAGCAATAGCGGAAGTGCAGTAACATTTACTGGCACCGTAACCGTATTCTGTGATTACCCAGCAGGTAAAGCAGTCATTCAAGACGCTAACGGTAACGTAGCAATAACCTACAATACTGCAAGTTCAGGCTCAATTGGGTCTTTAAACGTCGGTGGTTCAATCAACGGTGCAAGTGATACTGGAATTATTCAAAGTTTAGTAGGCACAGCAGACACATACGTTTTTACAGCATTACAAAACAAAAACACTGGAGCAACTGCCAATACTTCTTATTCTTCTTACGCTTTATACAACAACACAGGTTCTGTATATGGCGAAATAGGAATGAATAGTAATAACTATAGTTATTCTGCAGCAGGTTTTCCAAATAACTCATTATCTCTTCCAAATGCAACATTTATGGAATCTGGTAGTGGTTCAGACCTTGTATTGGCTACATATGGCTCAAATGCAATCCACTTTTTAATAAATGGAACATCGTCTACTGCAGATGCTATGACGATTGATACTTCAGGTAATGTGACAACACCTAATGTACTGACAGGTGCGGAAGTAGTAGCCTCTAACGGTCTTCATGTAAATAGTAATAGCGTATCTGCAAGTTATTCTATTCCTTCAGGTTCTTCAGCGATGTCTGTTGGGCCTATGACAGTAGCAGCAGGTAAATCAGTTACCGTACCATCTGGAAGCCGTTGGGTAGTTCTTTAATATGTTTGGGAAGCAATCCTTCTCATCAGCTTCTTATGCTGGAACCGGTAATAAAACCGTCAACCAAGCGTTAACTTATTTATCTACAAGCACTGTAAGTATTATTAAGCAGTTACGGAGGGCGTTGTCGGTAACAAGCACATCAGCAGTAACCCTAATAAAGTCCTTATTGCGAACATTAAGCTATACCTCAACATCCACCTCAACAATTATCAAATCCCTGTTGAGGACTTTGAGCGTAAGCAGCACTTCTGCAGTAAGCATTATTAAAGCCATCGTCAAGAGCATGGGAACCGTCATTGAGACGGAAACCGTGGTTATTCTTGAGAAAGCATCCCATTTCTTAACATTGGCTATTACCAGTGTTAGCACTAGCTCTATTGCTAGGGTAGTCAGCCGATTCCTGACATTGTCCTATACATCTACTTCTAGCTCATCTATTATCAAGTCCTTATTGCGTACATTAAGCGTTTTAAGCACCTCTACGGCTTCAATTGTCCGTTTGATAGGCAAGACCATATCCTATGCCTCTACAAGCTCTGTAACGCTCGTTAAATCCATTTTAAAGACCCTGAGCTACCTAAGTACTAGCACGGTCACAATCGCCCGTTATACAGCCCGTTACTTGACCCTATCCTATTTGTCTAGTAGTACAAGCACCATACTCAAGAGCATTACCAAGTCCCTATCCTACCTGAGCACTTCTGTCGCAAGTATTGTCAAATTACCAATCAAACTTATGGCAGTAACAAGCACTAGTGTTGTATCCATACAACGTGCTATAGGGAAAATAATGAGTACGGTAGTGGAGCATACGCTTGTCGTCTTGACTGAGATTGGACTTCATCTAGTCGCCCTTTCATATTCTGTGGTTTCAACGATAAGTATTGGACGGGCAATTACTAAAACCATTAATGTGCTGTCGACATCAGTTGCCACAATTCTAAAGTCCATACCTAAGACTTTATCCTACTTGTCCACTTCTGTGTCATCTATCATACGATACATAGGGAAAACCCTAAGTTATGCAGTCACAGAGTCAGTTAGCCTGGCGTTACACAACACCATTTCAAGAATTTTGTCAGTGGTATCCCCATCTACTGTAATTCTTGCAAAGGCTTACGCCAAACTATTTGTGATTCTATCTAACTCAGTATTGACATTAAATAAACAAATGTATAAGGTTTTCTCGGTAATTTCGGCTACAATATCTACATTATTGGCTGCTGTATTCCCCGTTTTAGGGGCGGTAGTAAGATATACCTTTAGAGCAGACTTTAGAGACAGATTAATTGGGCTTTATAAAGAACGTTTAGCAGAAGCAAACCTTCGTGACCGACTGCAAAAACTTTATAAAATCCGCACAGCATTGGTAAACCAAATTAACAATAAGGTCTCAAAATGAGCCAATTTTCATACAAACTCACTACAGAATCAGAGTTATTCTCTTTTGACTTTAACCCCGTATTAGGTACTGGTGAGACACTAAGCACGGCTACTTGTACTGCTATTACGCTACAAGGCACCGACCCATCTCCCTCAAGCATCCTTTCAGGCACCCCTGTAATTAGCTTGGGTAAAGCGACCCAAAGGGTTACCGGAGGTGTGGCAGACAATACCTACCGCCTAATTATGACCTGTACCACTAGTGCAAGTAATACCTACACCTGTACTGGCGACATCCCTGTTTACGACCCTTCTGAGCAGAACTAATGGAATTAGCTACGCTGGACACGCCGACTAAAGTATGCCGTTCATGTGGCATAGACAAACAATTGTCTGAATTTTCAAAAGAAAAAAAGAAAAAAGACGGTCTAAAAATATATTGCAAACCTTGCGAAAGGGCAAGATTTAAACTGTGGCGGGAGGCTAATATTGAAGAAATATTGCTTAAAGACCGCATAAAACATTACATCCGCAAGTACGGTTTGTCTAAAGAAAAGGCACTAGAGCTAGTTCAAGACCGTAATGGAACTTGCGAAATATGCCAAGACCACAAACCCTTGGTCGTAGACCACCACCATGAAACAGGTGCTGTTAGGGGTATGATTTGCTCTGCTTGTAACAGTATGTTGGGATATTCAAGGGAAAACCCTGATTTTTTAATGTCCTGCATTAAGTATTTGGAGAAATACCATGGGTCACGCTGATTTCCTTAGAAAAGGCGATTGGAACGCTATCTGTGATAGATGTGGCTTCAAATTCAAATTTTCACAATTGAAACTTGAATGGGATGGGTTATATGTATGTACAGCAAACGGGTGCTTTGAAAACCGTCAACCCCAAGATTACGTCAAGGGCGTTAGGGACGATATGTCAGTCCCAGTGTCTAGACCAGATGGCCCACCTGTATATATTCAAGATGAAACAGTTACAGAAATAGCTGTAATTACCTTGAGTTTTATCAAATCTTTGTTTAGAATATTAACAGTTAGTGTAACATCGGTATGTTCTATAATTCCGATTAAGTATCCAAAAACAACGAATACAAGCGTGGTTAATGGATTTGCACTAAATACCACCACACTAGGGTAATAATGGCTATACTTTTTACCAACAACGCAACAACCAACTTAGCATCTAGTATTACTAGTGGTGCTACTTCACTTACTGTACTTACAGGTACTGGTTCATTATTTCCAAATCCTACTGCTCCAGATTACTTCATTATTACCTTAATTGGTATTAGTGGAAGCCCAATTGAAATTGTTAAGTGTACTGCCCGAAGCGGTGATACATTAACTATTGTTCGTGCTCAAGAAGGCACGACAGCATCTGCGTTTACTGGCGGTGACCAAGTACAATTACGCATCACTGCAGGCGTAATGAACAGTGCGGCACAAGCTGGTTTGGCAAGCGGTGGGTTAACAGAAAACACCCAAAATATCTCAACTAGCTATACAATTAGCACCAATAGAAATGCACTATCAGTTGGGCCTATCACAGTTGCTAGTGGACAAGCTGTCACAGTCCCATCAGGCAGTCGTTGGGTAATACTTTAAGGATAATCAATGAGTTCAATCATTTTAAATGGTGATACAAGCGGTTCAGTCACCGTAACCGTTCCAGCCGTTGCTGGTACTAACTCCGTTACGCTTCCTGCTGCTGCGGGTACTGTAATGGTTAGCGGTAATATGCCAGCATTTAGTGCTTATCAAAGTTCAGCACAAAGCATTTCAAATTCAACATCTACAAAAATTCAATTTCAAACTAAAGAATTTGATACTGCTAATTGTTTTGACAACACAACTAATTATCGTTTTACGCCAACTGTAGCTGGTTATTACCAAGTTTCTGCCGCCATGCTTATTAGTTCTCCTACAGGTTTTGCCGATGGTAGATATGCTTTATTAAGCATTTATAAAAATGGCACAGAATTTAAAAGATTAAATATGCCAAATACTGATGTTTATTCTGTAGGTGGTTCTGCTTTAGTTTATTTTAATGGTTCAACAGACTATGTTGAAATGTACACAAATTTTAATGCAGCATCAAGTCCAACAAATTTAGCGGCTGGTAATTATGCTACATATTTTCAAGCAGTAATGGTAAGGGCGGCTTAATATGACACTATTTGACAAAATCATGGCTCTATATCCTAGCCTTACACAACAGGATTTCTTGACTGTAATTACACTACAAAATGATTCTAATGGTGCTGGAGACTATATCAAGGCTTGGAATCATCCAACTTTAGTTAAGCCCACGCAGGAGCAATTAGATGCCATTAAGTAAAGAAATGCTTAATGAGTTGTTTGAATATCGTGAT